TTGCCGTTGCTTCAGTCTAGTTTGCCGTAACGCTTGCGAAGTTGTGCCAGGGTGACTTCAGAGCCATCATCACGCACAAGCTTGGCGATTGCGTCCTTTGGTCCATACTTAGCCGAAAGCCTGTCGAAATACCTTGATTGTTGGTGCCCTGGGCTTAGCCTCACTCTTTTGTAGAAATTATCAAGGGATTCATTTTTTCTTCGCTTTCCTGTGAATCCAAATGCTTCCGCCTTGCGCAGCATATGCTGATCTTTTGTCTCTTTGTCAAAAGGTTTAGCCAGCCATTGCCCGTAGCTTTCATTTGCTGGCACCATGCCGCCTTCGGCTGCGCGTTTGCCTTCGCGTGGTGGGATAAAACCAAGTTCGTCATAGTCAATCACTGCCACCGTTGTGCTGCGACAATTGAAGTGCTGCGGTGGTGTCGGACCCTTGCCGTATTCAAATTCTCTGCCATCCAAAGCACGACAAATGGCAGAAGTGCGAGTATCAAGCGTTGCGACATAACGATACTTTTTCGTAATGTCTTGGTTGGCTTCATACACCTGCTGCGATGCAGCATTGGCAACCTGATTGATGCTAGTTCGTACCAAGGTTTGCACTTGACTGTTCGCCATATTTGTAAGCTGACCACCGGCTTGCTTTAGTTGCTTAACGGACAATGGCCCAATATCACCGAACTTCAACCTGCCCTTCAACCTACGTGCAATCTCATCAGTGGGTTCCCCGGTCAACAATCCTTGCCGCACAACCTGCCCAAACAATGCGGCTTGATCTTCAGCGATACCACGAAACGCTTTTTGCACAACCTGACCATTCGGCAGCGTAATTACTGCACCCTGTGCAGCAGTCAAGCTGAACGTTTGCGGTGCGCCTTGTGCTGCAGCGAATAAATCATCTGACAATGCAACAACATTAATCTGCGTTGGATCGGCTACCACAACAGATTGAGCAAATTGCGGACTGATCTCAACGCTGCGCACAATGTTGCGACTACCGCGTGGCAATGCTTTCTTAAGTTGTTCTTCTACAAATTCAGATTGCAGTTCAGCCAAACCTTGCAGTTCGAGCGCTGTTAGTTCAGTGCTGTCACCCGCCCAAGTCGCTAATGATTCTTTAAGCTGAGCAATAATTGATCGCAGTCGCGCAGCCTTGAATGATTCGTCAAGATCATCAATAGCACGAAGCTTATTGACAGCATCCAGAATAATCTCGTTGTATGCGTTGATTAGTGGACGAGCAACGCTGTTGCTATAGCGATTTAAATCAATCGCGTTTCGGTATAACGACTCTGGCGTACTCATTATTCATTCAATCCAATATCTTCTGGATCGTAAGGCGAGATAATTGAAATTTCGGCGCCGTTATCCAGTGCTTTGTGCATTAGCTCCGAAAAGCCTGCAATCGTGTCAGACCCTTCATCAACCAGCTTGACTTCGTCAACAATTTCAATTCCAAATTCTGAACGCCACTGCATTCGCACAATTGCAAACAGTCGATTGGGCAATTCTTGTTGAACGTAATGGATGCTGTACTTCTCTGATGTGTCCGGTTCCATGGCATCCACGCCGCTTAACTCATCATGCCGCATCTTCCTCAATGAAGCTTGCTTCTTCATTTTGTGCGTCTTCACCGGAAGGCATGTCGCCAACACCAGTATCGATCAGGCCACCAGCTTGCGTTGCCTCTAATTCACCGTCTACATCGAAGTCATCACCGAGCACTTCCCCTTCGCTGAGCTGCATCAACAAAGTTTCTTGGGTGATGGTGCCTGCGGTGTAAAGCTGCAACAATGCTTGAATTTCTTGCGGCTCCAGCCTAGTGCCAAGGAAATCGCGGTTCACATAGCTGCTGCCAGGTTGACGATCGCCAAGGAATTCAGCGTGATACTGCAGGCAATTGTCGATCATGTCTTGCATGTTTTGAGCGATCACCATCATCGTGGAATCGCCCTGGCTGCGATCAAGGCGCTTAGCCTCAGCAGTTTCGGCACTTAGTTTTTGACCAAGCACAGCAGACAAACCAAGTTCATTAATTTGATGCTCAATCTGCTGCAGTCGTTCAAACAACGACTTGAACGCATCAGATGGCGGGGAAATATACTCTGCACGTCCATCAGCAGGAAACGCGATTGCTTCGCCAGGGCCAGCAGTAACTTCCTCTGCTGCAGAAGGGAACCCAAAAAAGGCCAACATCGGCACTGCCGAAATATGCAGCTGGTTGTCTAGATCAGATTGAATCTGATAAGACTTAAGGTTTAATTGTGCAATATCTTCTAGCGGTGGGCGAGATTCAAACGTGCCAACCTTGTTTGCGTAAGCAACAGCAAACGGGATGCGATTTAGGCTTGTGCGACCTTCGTCAACAATGCGGAAATCACCATTCTTTTCATCTTGTTGGAATACCTTAAATTCGCCTGGAGTCAGAACCCTTACCTGTTGAACCTGCTTTTCGCCGTATTCGCCATCAGGAAGAATGACGGTTTCAGAAAGACGAAGCTGAATCAACCTTTGTTCGCCTTCAATTATTTCAGTGCGATAGCCGAGCACATCTTTTGGCGTGTAAGTGCTCCAGTAAGGTCTTCCGCCATCACGCGGCGCATCGACAAGAACACCGACATGACCATATCGGATCATCTTGCGGGCTGTTTCATACGTCCAAACGTTTAGATCTGCACCAGCTAGATCAACATTAAAAAGCTGCTCACGAATTTGATCTGACGTGTCGTTCAGGCGCACTGGTTTGCGTGTAAGCATTCCAGCCAACATCCGTTCAAGGCGTTGATAATACGGCGGGCAAATTGAAGTGCTTAGCCTGCGGTCATAACTTTCATCTAGTTCTCGCGGTTCTTGTGGAAGATATCGACGATGACGACGGCGGATTTCATAAGTGCCGCCCATCAAATCTTCAATCAACATCCAATGTGGTTGCTGATTTATCCACGCTGCATTTGGATCGTTGACTTGCGAGACCTTGGCGAATAATTGCCGGTCATAGTGAGAAAAACCAGAATACACCGCCTTAATCCCGCAAGTCGATGTTTCTAGTTTAGTCCGCAGCAGCAGCAGTCAAAACGACCTTCGTTCGACCAACTTCGATGTCAAACGTCGTGCCGGGATCAAGGTTCATGCCTTCGATATAGGCACTACCCACGATCACTTTGCCATCAGCTTGCACCTTGGTTTTGTGCGTAAGTTTGCGACCCATTCGCCGCTTAGGCTTAAGATCAACGCCTTTTGCCTTGAGCAGTGCCTCGTAAAAAGTGACAAAGTTCAAGCGTTCGGTGCCATCTTCTTTAATGGTCACATAGCCGCATTCCCGCACAAGATCAGAACGGGAAGCATCAGCCATTGCTTTAGTCTTAGCAATCAAGTCTGCGCCTTCAAGCATGTTCAATGAACAAAGGTGAACAGAACTTAGGGTAAATGATGTCTGCGTTGTTGTCTAGCCTATGTCATGCAATATCCAGACTCGCAACCATCCTGCTCATCAATCCATTCGGGGAACAGCCCTAGTTGATCGGGAATGCAATTAGATAATGGCCTGCCATGTCGAGAAAGATAGCCAGGGTCTTTGCCAAGGGAAATCGAACGTTCGCAAAGCACTGATTCAAGTTCAACAGCTTTTTCAAACAACTCTGGATCTTCCCGCTTGCGATGTGTCCAAGCCTCAGTTGTGTGATAGGGACAAAACCAGCAACTGCTTTTCGGCGGTCTGCCCAATCCAGCATTTTCAGCGATACGAACGCACATTGATCGATCAATGCCTAGTTCGATCAATGGATATGCTTTGCTGTAGCCGTCTGAATCCCGTGCAGGCTTAGCACGGTGCGGTTCATCGGTACTTATGCCAACTCCCAGCGTGCAGCTTGGAGCGTTGTGGCGAATCCATTTTGCGATTGGTTCGATCTTCCATTTACTGGTGCAATTGCGAAAGCCAAGACCGCCATCTTTGTAGTGCAGCGGGATCGAAACAGATCGACTGTTGGTCATACAGTCTTCATACAAATCGACTGGCTTGCCAAATTTGTTGACCTTACAAACATCAACCCATTTAATGCCGTGTTTTTTAGCGTATGGCTTTAGAACCAAATCAACATAGGCGATGGTGTGTGGCGACTCTGCTTTGTCGCCTACGTTTGCAAAAACGAACGTGCGATAAGGGATCTTGCCTTGCGCTGCTAACACCAAGCAAGCAGTGGATTGAACTCCGCCGCCAGTGCTGAAAATGTATTCCATTGCATCAATATATCCTAATTCCGGTTCCACGACCTGCTCTTGCATGTAAGGGATTAAACAAACGCCAAATCATGTATCCGATGGCATCGTTCATATGATCGTATCCAGCATCTTTATCAGGGGTGCCATCATCCTTGTAACTTTGCAGCTCTAAGCACTCAATGGTGCGCTTGCAGTTTTCCGTAATCTGCACCCTTACTTGTCCTTTCCCGTTTTCCAAAGCAGCTTGAACAGCAGCCACCCGATCACGGACGGGAGGATTTGACCGTTCTGATTGATTGCTGAATCCGTAGCTTTGCAAAATCTCGATGTCCGTCCGCGTGGCGTTCGTGCTTCGATTTCCGCCAGATGCGTCAGGGTAGGCATAAAGCTGACGGTGGGGATATCGTCTTTTAATTTCTTGTCCGATGGCATCTGTGTCATGACCACCGCTAATTTCATCTATGACAATGAGTTTATCTGCAGTTCTAACTGCAATTACCGCACTCATGTTTCCGATGTTGAAGTCAACACCAACGTGCAAAGGTTCATTGCCAGCATCAAATGATTGAATAATATGCTTTTCACGATCGAATCTGTCGTAAACCTGGCCCGTATTTAGGTTTACAAACTCACCGTCAAGATACGCTTTGAGCAAGCTCGGGTCGTAGTTAGCTTTTAAGCGTTCAATGAAGTCAGGCGGCAGATGTGGATTCTGTATTGTCTTCATCTTGATAAGCTTTCGGTCTGGACGTTTGAGCGCCTCAGGACTCCCAAACTCGTTATACAACCACTTAAAGCCTTCTGGCGTCGATGCTGCCGCAAACTGTCTAGTGTTGCCGGAACGCAAACGACCAAGAATCTTGGGGAACGCTTTTGATGTAATCGCGGTGTTTACAACGTCCACCTCGTCAGCGCAACAAAAGGCTAGGTTTAAGCCGATGATGCGTTGGTAGTTCTCAAAGCTACGGCACAGGATTTTTGTGTCACCACCAGGCAGGTGTAAAACGTATTCCGGTAATGGAGAAGCCCTGAAGGTATGCGGGATCTCGTAATGTTCTAGGAAGTCGTCGAAGTCATTCAGCCAAATGTCGCGAATCAAGGGGCCGGTTGGTTCCATGACACAACCGATAAAGCCCTGATTGGCTATTGCTAGCGCAAGAGTTTTGGCGCACAGTGCTCTAGTTTTTCCTGCACCGTAACCAGCGGATATTGCCAAGATCTGCGAGTCTTGATCATCTACAAATGCAAGTTGCCCTGGGTGAAGATCAGATTTAATCCGATCTAAAAGCTGGCCTGCATCTAGCAATGTTGCATCGCGAAGGACGTGACCAATTGGCGCAGCATCAAGAATTGACATTGAATGCTTCGTATGACTGGCGCACGCACGCACCGCGCAGCTGAGCACGCTTCTCTTCAATCAGGTGCATCGACGAAACAGTGCAACATGCAGTCACACCATCAATCTTCATGCAGACGCGATACATGTCATCCTCTGTTGGCTCGTACCAAAATTCTTCGGTCATGAAACGAGTTGTGCGAGTTTTGCTGCGGTGTTGATGGCGCCCAAAGCAACGCTGAGATGTCCTCTTTGCCGCGCTTCCATTTGCAAAGTTGAGCATTGCGACAGCAAATCAGCAACCATCTGCGGGCGTTCCAGATCCCAGTCTGCACGAATTTGCTGCCTTGCAAGCTCTAAATAACGATCAACAGTGCGTTCACCTACACCCCAGATTTCCGACGCATGGCGAACACAATCTGAACGCTTGCCACCATTTGCGAGAATGCGACAAAACTCAGCAACTCGCAATTCAGTCTCTGCTTTTGTGCCTTTTTTGGCCATGCAGCTTCAATTATTAATTCGACTATAGAGGTTTTTGCGAATCTAAGAAGCGTGCGTATGCACCAGGGCGAGCTTTAAAACTGCGTGAATAAGCTTTGTTGTCGCGTGTGACGTAAAGCTTTCGACCGTCATCGGTGATGATGTATCTAGCACCACGGGGGCTGATGTGAACTTCGTGATCGCCGATGTACTTTTCAGAGATGGTTGCCATTTTCCTGAAATTTTTCCCAAAGGCCGGTGTAGGTGTTGTGTTGTGGGTGACGTTGATCGTGACGTTTGTCTAGGTGATAGAGAAGTTCTAGAAGGATGACACGATCCATCATTGCTTCGGTGTCCTGCGCTTCAGGCAACACAGGTTGCATTGCTTGCGGTGCAATGTCACTGATCCAATCGTGAAAGTAGCTGCTGCTCATTTTGCGGTTGAGGGTTGAGGCGATCGTGATACAGGGATGTGTAGAAGTCGTCGTGGGTA